GTATCAGAAACGTATAAAGATACAAAGACAGAAAACGTAACTGGCGCTGTTACCGAAACATATGCTGCAAACCAAACTACAAAAATAACTGGAACACTAGATTTGGATGCTTCGTCTGAAGTAGACATTGATGCTGGTGTCATTAACTTAAACTAGGAAACACCATGCCCGCTGTAACAAGAGTAGGATTAGATAGTCATGTAGGTCATGCAAGTCCAACTCCTAATCCATTTCACAAGACTTCATATGCAACAGGTTCTTCAAATGTACTTACCAATGGAGCACAAACAACTAGGATTGGTGACACGACAAGTTGTGGTGACCCAGCAGTTGGTGGTTCTGGTACAGTGTTTGTAAACGGTATTGGTGTTCACAGACAAGGTGATGGAACAGGTGGTCATGGAAGTTGGGTGCCGAATGCGTCTGCTTCTGGTTCACCAAATGTTAATGCTGGTGGATAAACGGACTAAATAATATAAAAGAGAGTAACGATGGCAGTTCAATCCGCATACAGAGATGCACAAGCAACAAACGATTCAAATCGTAGCGCACAGACGTACAAAGACTTGAATCTGAACTTTACAAAGCATCCCATCAAGAAGGACATTATACCTTTGACTGATGCTGCTGCCGTAAAAAGAAGTGTACGAAATCTCGTACAGTATGGTCATTTTGAAAAACCTTTCCACCCAGAGATTGGTTCTGGTGTTCGTGATATCTTGTTTGAAAACATGACTCCTTTTACTGCGAATACACTCGCAAGAAAGATTGAGGATGTCATTACAAACTTTGAACCCAGAGCATTACTTGCTGGTGTTGAGGTGATACCAAGATTTGATACTAATCAATATGAAGTGATAGTAGAGTTTTATATTAACAATGCACCATCTGAACTTGTAGATTTATCATTTACATTAGAGAGAATTAGATAAGATGGCAACCACAGATAAAAGACTTAACGTAACAGAACTTGACTTTGATGATATCAAAGGTAATCTAAAAACATTCATGCGTAATCAATCAGAGTTTACTGATTACGACTTTGAAGGTTCTGGTATCAACGCATTACTAGATGTACTTGCATACAATACTCACTACCTTGCAATGAACGTGAACATGGCTGCAAATGAGATGTTCCTTGATACTGCATCTCTTCGTGAGTCAGTTGTGTCTCATGCAAAGACATTAGGATACACACCAAACTCTGCAAGAGCACCAATCGGAACAGTCAACGTAACTCTGAACAACTTCGGTTCATTGACTACTGCAACTATTCCAGCGGAAACTGTTTTTACTTCTACAGTTGATGATGTGTCTTATCAGTTTGTCACAATCTCCGAATACTCTGCTGCAGCTGTGAATGGTGTTCTGTCGTTCTCTAACATTCCAATCTATGAAGGTACATACACAAAGAATCGTTATACTGTAGATACAAATAACGTAGACCAAAAGTTTAAACTGACAAGTGACCGAGCAGATACGACAACTCTGAAGGTACAGGTTTTTGACTCTGCGTCTTCTTCTAACTTCTCAACTTACACACTTGCAACTGATATTACTCAAGTAGGTTCTACTTCCAATGTTTACTTCTTACAAGAATGTGACGATGGTAGGTTTGAGGTTTACTTCGGTGATGGTATCGTTGGTCGTGCGGTATCGGACAACAATGTTGTTGTTCTTTCTTATGTGGTTACAAACAAAACAAAAGCAAACAGTGCAACAAACTTTAGAACAACTGCATCCATTTCTGGTATTACAGATGTTACCACAACAACTGTATCAATTGCATCTGGTGGTGCAGAACCAGAATCAATTCAGTCAATCAAACTGAATGCACCTTTAGATTATGCTGCACAAGGTCGTGCGGTTACCCCAGAAGATTACAAGGCTATCATTCCAAAGGTATACCCAAATACTAAGTCGGTACAAGTTTGGGGTGGTGAAGATAATGCAGTCGCAGTTTATGGTCGTTCATATATTTCGATTGTTCCTACTGCTGGTTCAATCACCGCAGCTGCAAAAGAACAAATCATTACTGACTTAAAGAACACTTATACTATTGCATCTGTAACACCTGTCATCGTTGACCCTCTTACGACATTCATTCGTTTGGGTGTGAACTTCAAGTACAATAAAAAGAATACGACAAAGACTTCAGAAACTTTGGTAAGTAATGTGAGAACCGCTCTTCAGAACTATGACACAAACAATCTTCAAAAGTTCGATGGTATCTTTAGACATTCAGTGGTTACAGGTTTGATTGATGATGTAGATGAGTCAATCCTTTCAAACATCACAACAGTTAAACTGTCTCAAAACATTACACCAACATTAAATTCTTCAACCAAGTACAACTTAGAATTTAACAATGCAATCTACAATCCACACAGTGGTCATGCCGCTGCAGAGGGTGGAGTTCTTTCATCTACTGGTTTTAAAATCTCTGGTAATGCAAATGAAATGTTCTTGAATGATGACGGACAGGGTAACATTCGTATGTTCTACTATTCAGATGGAACAACCTTGACTTACCAAGATGAGACTGCTGGTACAATCAATTATGCAACTGGTGAGATTGAAATCACTGCACTAAACATTACTTCGATTTCAAATGTGGATGGTGTTGCATCGTCATCTATTCGTATTGTCGTAACACCAAACTCAACTGATGTTGTCGCAGTACGAAATCAAATCTTACAACTTGATTTTACTAATACAACCGTGACTGCAAACGAGGATACTATCGCTGGTGGTGGTACATCTGCTGGGGTTGGTTACACAACTACTAGTTCATATGAATCAACGTCATCGTCTACAACTAGTGGATACTAATAATGTCACATGATGATAATACATTAGAAAATAAATTATCTCCTCTTATTGGAACTCAACTGCCTGAATTTATTCAAGCAGACCATCCTGTATTTTCACAATTTGTAAAGACATACTATCAATTCTTGGAAAGTGCTGAGGTTACGTTTAGTGAAGTAAACAACTACCTTGTACAAGAAACGACTTCAACTAACTTTGTTTTAGATGAGAACAATGATAATATTGTTCTTGAAGATTCAGATGCAAAGTTTACAGTTGGAGAAACGATTACTGGTTTGACTTCTGGTGCAACGGCCGTTGTATTGGTTGATGATGTAGACGATAACAAAAGATTATTCATTACATCACAGACACAATTTATTATTGGTGAGACAGTTAATGGTTCTGTCTCTAACTCTTCTGGAACTATTCAGACATATCGTGCAAACCCTGTACAGAATATTCAACAACTCTTAGAACTTGCAAACATTGATTCTACAATCACCAAGTTCCTTGACAACTTCAGAGATTCATTCCTTGATGGTGTTGTTGATAATCTAGTCTCTGGTGTTGACAAAAGAAAACTTACAAAGAACATTCGTGACTTGTATGTCTCAAAGGGTACAAGAAAAGGTCATGAGTTATTCTTCAGACTTCTCTTCAATGAAGACGCTACTATCACATATCCAAATGAGAATATGTTGCGTACTTCTGATGGTGTCTGGACAACTAGAAAAATTATGCGTGTCAGAGAAATTTCTGGTGACGTAGCTGAACTTATTGGTCAAACTGTTTCTGGTAGAACTTCTGGTGCAAAAGGTATTCCAGTATCGTCTATTGGTATTCGTGAAAACTTTACAGACATCGTTGAACTTGAGATTGATACGGACACACAGTCTGGAACATTCCAAGCCGGTGAAACAGTTACAGGTACATCTAGTGTTAGTGACCAAGACGTTTCATTTGAAATTTTTTCAATCATCGTTGATGCAGATGTAAGTGTAACTGATGAGGGTCAGTACTACACCTCTGGTCAGGCCGTCAACATTCAATCCTCTGGTAGTACTACTGCAACCGCAGAAATCAACAATGTTGGTTCGGGTTCAGTCAATCAGATTTTAATTGACAACGCTGGTTCTGGTTATGCAATTGGTGATGTTATCAACTTTAATAATACTGGAACTGATGGTGTTGGTATCTCTGCCCAAGTCCAAGTTGTTGGTGGTGCAATCTCTGGTGAAGCTGGTGATGCTGCAGAATATGGTATGAATGTTTCTGCCGTTGGTTCTGCTGCTGAAGGTGATGAAGACCATATTATTCTTGAGGATGAAACTCAAATCTTTATGGGTGACTCTTATCATGGAACAAAGATTATTCTGGAAGATGCAACCTTTAATGACATTGCAACAAATCAATCTGCATCTTCGGGTCAACCACACTTTGATGCTTATGGTTTTCATAATGCTGGAATTGCAAATGAACTTGGTGCGATTACAGATATTCAATTAATCAATGGTGGTAATGGTTATACTAAACTTCCTGTTATAACAAGTATTACAACAAGTGGTGGTGCGAATGCAAAACTCTTACCAATCTCAACATCTGGTGTTGGTTCTGTACAAGATGTTAAGATAACAAACTTTGGTTTTGATTATAATTCTGTACCAAACTTCATTCCATTCCGTCATGCAGTTATTAAAGGTGTGACAGGAACATTCCAATCTGGTGACGCATTAACATCTCACTCTGGTACAGTTTCGGATTATGATTCATCAAGACAACTTCTGTCTTTGAACACAACTGCAAACCTTGTTGCTGGGAATACAGTAACAACTACTGGTGCAAGTGCAACAATCGCCCAGATTGACACTCCAACAATTACTCCACAGGTTGGTACTCTTGCAACAACCTCTGGTGAGTTCTTGGGAGAACGTGGTAAGGTATCATCTGACGTTATGAGAATTCAAGATAGTTTCTTCTATCAAGATTATTCATATGTTGTGAAAGTTGGTGAATCAATTAATACATGGAGAAACGCAATCAAGAGAACAGTCCACCCCGCTGGTTGGGCAGTCTTTGGTGAGGTTTCTATTGTTTCTTCTGTTACTGCTGGTATCAGAACATTTACTGCTGGTGACCTTACTGACCCAGAAGGTACAGTCACACCAGAACTTGCATCTCTTCTCAAGACAGTCTTTACGACTATCTTTGGTAGAAGACTTGGTACGGTGGATGACGGAACAACTCTTCGTGCAACACCAAAACTTGGTAGTGACGCTATCCTGTCAAACACTGAACGTGAACTTACTACCGAAAGAGTTAACACAATCTTTGTTGGTACTATTCGTGCAAATGCAAACTTGGGTATTGGGCCTACTCTGGAAAATCTTGCAAAGTATGCCTTTGCGGTTGAACCTATGGAAACAGATTCAGAACTTGCACACTACCCAGACTTTAGAAGAACTGCAAGAA